GGGACAGGATTGAGGTAAGCGTCTGGGCTTGGGGTTTCGATCGTCAGTCGTGGCTAATTGTCCATCGAGTGCTTGAGGGCAATCCGTTTGAGCCGGCCGTATGGGCACAGTTGCGAGAAATGTTGGACGAGCAATGGCGACTGGATTCTGGGCGTCCGATTGGGCTTTCGATGACGGCGATTGATTCTGGTGACGGCATGACGACGGCAGAGGTTTATTCTTTTGCTCGCACTGTCGGCGCGACCCGCGTGATTGCGATCAAAGGTCAGGACGGATTGCGACAGGCGCTCGGCACGCCATCGGATGCAGAAGTAAAGCGCGGCGGCAAGCGGATCGGCGGGCTGAAGGTTTGGCCGGTCGGATCGTCTTACCTCAAGGGCGAGCTGTATGGATGGCTAAGGCTTGATCCGCCGACTGAGGAAAGCGGCGATATTCATCCGCCTGCCTACGTGCATTTGCCAATCCATTCAGCCGGCGAGGAGTTTTGCCGGCAACTCACTGCCGAGCGGCTGGTCGTGCGCGAAGGCCGAAATGGATTTCGCAAAATGGAATGGGTGAAATCGCGGGAACGCAACGAAGCGTTAGACTGTCGAGTTTATGCGCGCGCGGCGGCTGTATTTTATGGGTCTGAGGACATGACGCCCAGACACTGGCAATCGCTGGCAACGGTGCGCGGTGGTCCAGAGATGGCCGCGGCAGTTGATGCTCACTGGGCTAGCGCGCCTGCCGTGGCAGCTCCGTTTGTAACAGCATCCGCAGCCACAGCACACCGAGGTCGCGGTGTGGTGAGTGGCGGTCGCGGCGTGATCTAGGGAGGCAAGGTTGGCTACATATACAGTTCAGCTTGCCGCCGTAGAGGCGGCAATCATTAAGGTTGAGTCGGGGCAGGAGGTTGAGATGGCCGACGGTCGCCGCATTCGCCGTGGCGATCTCGCCGTTATGTACGCCGAACGTGCGCGCCTGACGCCGTTGGCTGCCCGTGAGGGTGCCGGCCGATCTGGCGTATCTATCAGCAGAGGCGCCGGGTGGTGAGTATTATTGATCGCGCCATCGCATATGTGTCGCCTCGGCTGGGCGCAGCGCGGGCACGCGATAAATTGAGCGTCAGCGCAACTTCTGGATACGCGGCCGCGAAGCGCGAGTTGGCCGCGCTGCGCAATTTATCGGTGAAATCTCAACACGCCGACGCAGACACGCTGCCAAATCTGGATGTGATCCGCGCTCGATCGCGTCATTTAATTATGAATGCGCCGATTGCCGGCGGCGCCGTCAATACTGTCGTCACGAATGTCGTTGGCGTTGGATTCCGAATGTCTCCGCAGGCCGATGGCGTGTCATTGGCCGCCTTGGCTGGCGTTTCGCGCGAACAAGTCAAAGTTTTTGAAGCGGCCGCTGAGCGAGAATGGCGCCTATTTTGCCGCGCGGAGCATTGCGACGTGGCAGGTCAAATGGGATTTGCCGCAATGCAGGAACTGGCGTTTCGCGCCGTCCTAGGCTCTGGCGATTGTTTCGTTGCTATTGTGCAAGCCCCGCCAGGTCGGCCAATTGATTTCGCCCTACAGCTAATCGAGGCCGATCGGGTTAGCAACCCGCAGTTTAAAACGGACGGCGACTTGCTGGCCGGCGGTGTGGAATACATTGCAGGTGGCCGGCCGGTTGCCTATCACGTGTCCGAAATTGATCGCGTCAATTCCATGAAAACCAGTTGGCGCCGAATGCCATCGACGGCGCCTGATGGCAGTCCGCGTATGCTGCATTTGATTCACCGGGACCGAATTGGCCAATCTCGCGGCGTGCCTTATTTGGCGCCGGTAATGGCGGCGCTCGCGGATCTCGATCGGTACACGCAGGCGGAAATTACTGCCGCGGTTCTGAACGCGTCGATTGCGATTTTGGGTGAGTCTCCTGGCGGGGACAGCCCGCTAAAAGCGGAGTCTGCGCTTGCAGGCGGCGCGAACAACAGCAACCCAGGGTTCCGGCGAGCGGAGATTGATTTCGAGCCCGGCATGGTCCTGGAGGGGTTTATGCCAGGCGAAACCGTGAAATCGTTTGACGCCACTAGGCCAAACGCGGGCTTTGACCCGTTTGTGCAAGCTGTTTTGCGGCAGGTCGGCGCGCGACTGGGGCTGCCGTTTGAAATTCTTGTGCTGCATTTTACCGCTAGTTATTCCGCAGCTCGAGCTGCTTTGTTGCAGGCGTGGGCGTTTTACCGGATGCGTCGGGCATGGCTGGCTTCAAGTTTGTGCCAGCCAGTGTATGAGTTGGTTTTGGCCAACGCGATCATGCGCGGCCGCATTGTGGCGCCGGGATTTTTGTCAGAAGCCGCCATTCGGGCCGCTTGGTCGGGCGCGCGGTGGACTGGCCCAAGCCCTGGTCAAATTGATCCGCTTAAAGAAGTCAAAGCTGCCGAAATGCGCCTTGCGCTGCGTTTGACGACTAGGACGCGGGAGACTGCGGAAATGACCGGCGACGAATGGGAGCAGGTGGTTACCGAATTCGGCGAAGAACTGGCTCTTATGAAATCGCTTGGTGTGCCGGAGGTTGATCCTGCGCCGCCGCTCGCTGTGGCGATTGACACGGATCAGGCAGACCTGACGGCGCCTGATGCCGTTGATCCTGCCGAAATCGGCGATTTGGAGGCAGCATGAGCAGCCGCATTCTTGCCCGGCTCACAGGCCATCCTTGGCTGATCCAGTCTGACGCTCTCGACACGATGCTGCAATTGGCAGCGCGCGATCCGGTGGATAACGCTACAATTTCAGAATGGAAACGGGGGCCGCAGCTCGAGGCTCTTGCCGTCCGCCAGGGGGATAGTCTGGGCAATGCGCCGACAGCCCGCGTGCGCAATGGCGTGGCTGTGGTGCCGGTCACTGGCCCGATATTTCGCTATTCAAACCTGCTTACAAATCACTCCGGGGCCACGGCGCTTGCGGATTTTGCTGCCAACATGGCAGCAGCGATGGCGGACAGCCGGGTCCGTGCGATTGTGATGGAGATTGACAGCCCAGGCGGAGAGGTTACCGGCCTGGCCGAGGCTGCGCAATTGATCGGTGCGGCATCGCGGGTCAAGCCAGTGGCTGCATTTGTTGATGGCTCTGCTATGTCGGCCGCGTATTGGCTGGCTAGCGCTGCTGGCGAAATTGTCATTGCTAGCACCGGCGCTGTTGGTTCTCTTGGCGCGGTCGTGGCGATGCAGGACACGCGGAACGCCCAGGAGAAATCCGGCGTTCGTCGGTATCAATTTGTTTCGTCTCAGTCTCCCAATAAATTATTCGATCCCACGACTGATGCCGGTGCCGCCCGGTTGCAGGCGTTTGCCGATCGGCTGGCCAGCGAGTTTTTGGCTGATGCGGCTGCCAATCGGGGCATGTCGGTTGAGGATCTGCTTGCTGCCAGTGATGGCGGCGGCGTGCTGGTCGGCAGCGATGCTGTTACGGCCGGCATGGCCGATAGCGTCGGCGGGTTTGAGGGCACGCTAGCCCGTCTCGCTGATGGTGGCGGGCGTTTGCGCTCCGCCGTTGCCAGGATCGGCCGCGTTTCGGCCGTGCGTGCCGACAATTCATCCACGGGCCAAGCTCTGCTGGCCAATAATGAGGAGCCTGTCATGACTGATGCTGTCGACACTGACGCTCCGGCCACGGCGCCGGAAATTATTGCGGCCGACCCTGTGAGTGCGGCAACTCCGCCTGTTAATCCTGTGATTGCCGAGCGCGCTCGCAGCGCCGCTATTTTGGCCGCGGCAAAGCCAGAGTTTTCCGCCTTGGCTGCGCTGGCCGTGGCTGGCGGCTGGCCAGAGGAGCAGTTTGTGGCTGCCCAGGATGCGAGTGCTGGCGCTGTAGCGACTGCCCGCACAGAGGCTGCAACTCGGGCTTTCCGCGACAGCCTGCCCACGCCGATCGCCGCCGGAGGTGGCGCTGATGAAGCTCCCATTGGCCCGGCCGCTGAATTTGCAGCTAGCGCCGCGCTAAAGGCGGAGTTTTCGACTGAGGGAAAATATCTCGCGTATTGCCAGGCTGTCGCGGACGGCAAGGTCCGCAACATCAACAAGCGCGCCTGAGCAGCGCATAAAGGAACTATGAACTATGACCCAGCTTACTGAAGCGACTGCCCGCATTTATGTGCAGGGCGACATTGACGACCTGCCGGTAAAGGCATCGTCCGCAATTTACGAGGGTTCCGCAGTCGGTTTTGTTTCTGGTTATCACCGGCAGCTGGCGGCGACCGACGAGTTTGCGGGATTTGCGATGCAGGACGTGGCCAGCCAGGCGGCGGACGGTGACGCAAACGTCAAGGTCCGCAAGTCGGGCCGGGTTGTTGTGACTGTCACCTCTGTGGCCGTTACTGATATCGGCAAGGCTTTGTTTGCCACCGACGGCAACACTTTTACCCTGACGCAGGGCAGCGCGGCTCATGTCGGCCGCGTGACCGGTGTTTACGGCACCAATCTGGCGACTGTGGCATTTGATGCCAATCGCGCCGGTATTGGTGGTCAGCTTGCCGAATTGACTGACTCTTCCGGCGGCACCGCCTCCAGCACATTGGCAGCCATCAGCGGTACATACGTGCAGGCGGAGGTCCGCAACTCTATCGCGTCGCTGGCTGCTAAAATTACCGCAATCCAGCGGCAACTCGGCTGAGAAGGGAATACTTAAATGGCAATCGGCACTGGCATTGGCGCGAACTATTCTAGTCGCGCAATTATTGGCAGCTTCTACGAGCGGCTCGCTGTCACGCAGCCGCCTGCGTGGGTATCGAGCTTGGCCACACGCATCGCAAGCGATCAGTCAAGCGAGGATTACAAGTTTCTTGGCATGACGCCTGTGATGCGGGAATGGGTCGGCGGGCGCGCGGCTAACGGCTTCCGCAGTAATGGCATCAACGTGATCAACAAAATCTTTGAGGCATCGGTGGAGGTGGATCTGGATGATATCCGCCGCGACAAGACGGGCCAGTTTCAGGCTCGAATTGACGAACTGCCCGGCCGCGCTCAGCAGCACCGTGCAAAGC